GGACGGTAGATTAACATTTGGTTCAATGGACCAAACAAAAACTGCAAGAATTAAAGTAGGTACACCTTATAAATTAACATTTATACCAAAACAAACTTTAACGAATACAGCTGGTTTATTTTATACTGTTTTATCAGATGCCGTTGATGGTGGTGGAAACAAAATAAATTTAATAGTAGAATAGTATGAGGAAATTATTAGTAATATGTTTTTTACTAATCTCATTTTTAGGGTTCGGACAGAGTGTATCTGCTCCGGACTCTAAGTCGTTTATACCGTCTACAATTGGACAAGATGCAAGTGGGTTTAGTTTAAGTGGATTTTCTACGACATCTAATTTGTTAGCATCAATAAGTTTAATCAACCCATCAACAAATACTACGTTCTACCTTAATACAACAACGGGTTTAACCGCAGCAAGTGGATTTACTTTAACAGGTAATAAAACTCGTTTAGTGGTAACAGGTACAATGGCTAGTATCAATAATGCATTAGCATCTTTAAAAATAACCACAGGCTCAGTAGTTGGTAATGTTCAAATATCGGTAGCGGCAACTGTAAACCCTGTTGGATATTTTTACAATGGTGTAAACGGACACTTTTATAGACCAATATCAACAGGTACAACATACACCGGAGCAAGAGCCGCATCATTATTAACAACATTCAAAGGACAGACAGGATATTTAGTAACAATAACATCAGCATCTGAAAATGCTTTTATATTTTCCAACGTACCACAAGCTAATATATGGTTTGCGGCAACCGATGAAGTTAAAGATGGGACTTGGGTAATTGACGCGGGACCTGAAAAGGGGACGGTAATGAAAACCTCAAATGGACAAACCGCCGGAAATATTCCTGGTGTTTATAATAACTGGGCATCAGGTGAACCAAATGGTAATAATGGTAGTGAGAATTATGCAGTAACAAACTGGAACAGTCAACCAACATGGAATGATTTATCAAACAATTGGAACAATCCTTATATAATTGAATACGGAACTTGGACTAACCCTGATGATGCAACATTTACTGAATTTTATACCAATAGTGTAACTCACTCAAACGGAGAAGTATTAAGAGCATCATTTAATGTTGATTTTGGAACTAATATAGATGAAACTAAATTTTCAGCAAAAGGATATACATACACAAATAATACTTGGAATGTAGTAAACGGAACCGCTAAACAATTAAGTGGTTTAGGTAAAGTTGATTTAACGAGTTTATTAGATACTTCTAAAACTGCAAATGGAGTTAAAGCGACAACATCCGCTGGACAAGTTGAATGGGCAATAATAAATCCATATGACGCCAATTTAGGTGGACATCAATTATTAATAGACGAAAGAGAATTTGATGGAACGGGTGTTTCTCCAAACAATGTAACTTCAATTAAATTATTTGATATATACGATGGACCAGTTACCGTTAGTAATGTAAGTGGTTTTTGGAAAACCTATATAATGTCAGGTAATTTAACAACCAAAATAACTTCATCAACATTTCAATCTCAATTAAGATTACAAGATGGTTGGTATGGAACGAAAGCTGAATTTACTTTTTCACCAACGATGACATATAAACCACACGGAATGGAATTATCTCATTCTAATCAAAACGAACTAAACACATTATATAATAGTATTGTTACAGTATCGGATGTTTTTTTAGCGTTTAAGGAATTGGCGGATGGTGGGATATTTGGAAATCAAAGTGGGATGGGATTAACAAATGGTATTCAGTATTTGAACGCAGATGTGGACGGTAATGGGGTATTTAATGAAAGTGATACATATAAATTATTACAACATCTTACAGGAGTTCAATCACTTTCACAATCCACGGCATTAACTTATTTGATGAAGTTATATAACAAATCCGATTATGTTGGGATAACAACATCAAATTGGGCGACTCAATTTAATTCAACTCGTAATCTACTTCCATTTACATTGAGTAGTTTGAATAACACGTATAATTTAAGTGTAACTTGGTTGGGTGATGTAAACCTTTCACATTCAGCACAGCAAAGTGTAAGTGGTGTTGCAACTAATTCATATAGGACAATGAGTTTAACAACTAATTCAGTTTCAAATGAAATTAACGCATCACTTATGGGTGAAAATATAGGTGGTAAAGTTGTAGTAACTATATCAATAGACCCGTTACAACAAGAGTTAGTTGGTGCACAATTCCAATTAAATTATGATAATACGATATTAGAATTCCAAAAGGTAGAGTTTATAACAAAAGGTAACCCAACTAATTTTGGAACCGATAAAGGTACCTATGTAAAAATTGGGTCTCTAATTGGTGATGCATCAACTACATTGGATAAAACAACGGAATATAAAATAACATTTGTACCAAAAATTGGAATAACCGGAATATTAGGATTGACTTCAATATCAACAACTGATGCGGTTAATAAAAATGGAACACAATTAAAAGTGAAAGTAAACTAATGAAAAAACTATTATTAATCATATCGTTAGTTTTGATTGGATTTGTATCAAATGCACAAATACAAAAACCCGATACATTACAACTATCGGCAAAAGAATTATTTGGAGAGAGTGATGATTGGAACGATGTGGGTATATTACAATCCTATGTTAATTTTTCAAAAGATGTACTTTCATCCTCAAACTTATCAGTTGGTATAATTGGAAAACAAATATCAACTACTCTTAATTTGGGTTACAATAAATCATCTATGAATGGGCAGTGGGGACATACATTCGCGGGATCAATAAATCCTATATGGAACTACTATGGTGTGGGTTATGGCCTTAGTAAAAATACTGAAAAAAGAACTACTACATTACAATCATTTTATTCAACGGATTTTGATTTCCAAAAAGATATTACATTATCATTTATCGATGTATTCAGAACTAAAAAGTTTGGAACATTCGGTTATAGTGTAATTGCGTCAAAATCATTTTGGGAGACTTATCAGGGTGAGTGGGAAGGAAAATATACGGTAGATGAAAATGGTGATTTTAAAGATTTAATATACCCAATGATACCGGCATCAAGTGAAATAAGTTATAGAGGTATGGTGATGTACACATATACATTGAAAACAAAGAGAGTAAACATATCACCACAAATATTTGCAATGAGCGATGTATATAAAGTATTTAAAGATGGTACTGAATCGGATTTAGCATATATAGACGATTTCAATTTGGACTTATATTATGGAACATCTATTGATTGGAAAATAACTAAAAGGTTCATTTTGAATACTAATATTAGATATAACACAACTTTTGACAAATTGAGCGAATCGGTTGGGTATAAAAAGAGTAATCCAATAATGTTTATGATAGGAACAAACTTTCAATTTTAACATATGAAAAAAATACTATTCATATTTGTGATTTTACTATGGGGTTGTACTAAGATGGATATCCCAACCCCAACTTCCCCTGTTGAAAAAATATTCAATGTGGGTGAAAGTAGTGTAACAAATGGTCAATCAATTTTTTTTGATTTAACCTCTAATACTGTACATTATTTAATTTTAATCGATAAAAATAGTGGACAAGTAATAAGTCGAGAAAAATTTAATGGTCAAATAGGTGAAAATGAAAAAAAGATTTATACCAATTCACTACCCAAGGGATATTTATATTTAGTACTTGAGGATGTGGATAAAAAAGAATTAAAAAAGACAACAATAATAGTAAATTAAAAAATGACAAAAATGAAAAAGATTCTCTTATTGGTATTGGTATCCACAATTTTAACAGGATGTTATAAGGACGATATCTTACCCGCACCTCAATCAATATCAGAAGACCTTAAAATGGCAAGTTCTGTTGGTATTAAACTACAATCAGCATTTGTCACTTCAGAAGTGGCTATGAACGTTAAAATTGAAACCGCAGGTTCGGTAACAATTAAAATATTTGACATTTCAAATAGGGTGGTATCTAAAGAAACAATGAATGTAATTGCCGGTGATAATTTATTGAAGGTTTACACAAACGCATTACCATCATCAGCATACAGAATTGGATTGTTTGACTCTAACGGTAAACAATTAGGAATTACAGATTTTAATAAAATACAATAATTATATAAAAACAAAATACAATGTCAGAAGAAGTAGAAAATTCAAACGATGGGACTTTATCAGGATTGAAAAAAACTATTATTGGTGTAATAACAACAGCAGTAATGGGATTAGGAACTTGGGGAGTAACCCAAATAACGGGTGGTGGTGATGAACCTGCACCGGTACAACAGGCAGCACCTGTAATTAACATTACAAACTCAAACCAACAGGCACAACAAGCGTCAGGTGGTGGTAAGACAGTTGTAATTAAAGAAAAAGAAACAATTAAAGAAAAACCAGCACCGGTTAAGAAAAAAGAAGGTGATGAGTTTAAAGAAGAGGCTCCTAAGTGGTAATATGGAACAGGGGTTAAGTTTTATATCAGTGGTTTCTATATCTATGATAGGAATAGCAATCGATTCACCAATATGGTTTTTATCATCATTCGTAATCGGTTGTACATATCTAGTTATTAGAGGAAAGAAAAAGGGCTGGCGTTGGGAAAGATAAAAATTTAGTAAAACAATTAAAAATGTCAGAAAAAAAAGAACAACCGAGTGGTTTTAAAGATTTATTGAGTAATATGATGAAACGCAGATGGTATATTACTGCGTTAGTATTGGGTGGATTTATGTTTATTATAGGAGGAATGTTTTTCGCCATACTAAACAAATCAGAAATAGCGGGAGAATGGAAAGAACTTCTTTTATTGTTATTAGGTGCTTTCATTGGTTCTTATGGTAAAATCATTGACTATTGGTTTAGTGATACCGATAAGGATAAGATGTTAGTTCAGAAAATGGATGAGGAAGATGGTACATCATTAAGTAACACAGCTGATATGCCTGTAACTCCACCGAATAATAGTCCTTTAATTCCTGAATCATTTCAAACAGCATTAGAGAATTCAAAAGTTGAAAAGATAAACGATACGTTTGAACAAGTACCGACTACACAACCAAGAACTGGTGTGGAGGTTGATGAAGATGGTGATGGTACAATGGATGGTATTGATTTTGATGGTGATGGTAAAATTGACATGTATTTCGCACACAGACAATGTGAACACGTTTGGGGAGATTTAGACGGAGATGGTACTGAGGAATGTTTGAAATGTGGTAAGATAAAAGATGAAATTGCAGAAATGCATATGGAAGGATAATAAATAAAATTAAAAATTGACAAAAATGAAATTTAAAGAATGGGTTATCGAACTTTTCAAAGATGAAAGGGGATCAATATCGGTTAAGCCGGTAATAGCAATGGTAGGTGCAATGTTCCTATGTATTACGATGGTATTAAATTCGTTCTCTCACGCGGATTTCGCACCGTCACCTGAATTAGTTAATGCTGTGATGTTAATCACAGGAATTGGTATGGGTGCTGATACGGTGGACAAGTTCACACACAAAAAGAAAGACGAAATGGAAGGTTAATATTAAGGGGGGATAAAACCCCCCTTTTTTAATAAAAATTTATTTAAAATTAATTAAAAATGGAAGAAAATAATGAAATCGTTACAATTATTGAAGAAATAATTACGGAACCCGAAATTGTCGAGGTTGTTGAAGAAGTAATTTCAGAACCTGAAATTGTTGAGGTTGTTGAAGAAGTAAAAAATAAAACATTTAAAAGAAAATCACACCCAAAAAATTGGAAGGGTTAAAATAGAATGTATGAAAAAATTATTAATATTATTAAGTGTTCTTTTACTAAGCGTTGTTGCCGTTAGTGCACAAACAATTGGTAAAACTAAAACAGAAGAGTATAAGGCAGACTTTGAAAAGAAAAGAGATATAAGTGCTTACATGGATTACGATGGACCCCAAATTCCAATTCAAATATTAAAGGCCGGAATTTCTGATGAAATGTATGAGATGTATCCTGAATTAAAAGAAAAACGTGTTGGTTTAGGTGTTGCCAATATTTCAATGGAATACCTTGAAAACTTAAACAGATTCAAATTTACCGAAGATAAAACGGAAATTAAGAATCGTATGGTAAAACAATTCCAAGCATCTGCAGCAGGCATATCTGAAAACAAATTAGATGGTCGTGGTAAAATCAATTTGGCGGAGTATTTTGTCACTATTGAGTGTTATGACTACTCGGTATCAGAAGATGAAACCATTAACCTAAAAGACGGTATTAAAGACAATATGGTAACTCGTATAGGTCTTCAGGTTAGATTTACAAATGCTGAAACTGGAGTAGTATTCGGTGGATCAGGTTTAGGTGAAGCCACAACAAAAAGAGAACTAACCTTATTGTCAGATGCAACGATAGACCCAATTAAGTTTAATCAATCAACAATATCAATTGCAACAAAAAAGGCTTTAGATGTTGCTTGTGCTAACATTTTAGATAGAATGATTAAAAAGGGTATTTTCACAAAATAAAATCTTAACATAAAGAATTATTAAAAAGGGGGTATAATAACCCCCTTTTTTTATATTTATATAAAAACAAATCTATGAAAACTCTCTTATTTGTATTATTATTAATACCGTCCCTGATATTTGGACAAGTGTCAAATTGGAGAACCAATCCTCCACAACAATCAACTCCACAAACAAGAGTGGAAGTGCCTAGAGTACAACAAAACACTACACAAACAAACGATATAAGTAGATGGAGAAATAATTCACCTAGACAATCACAACCAGACCCTCGTGGAAGAGTTAGAATTCAAAATTGGGGCAGACCTAATCAATTTGGTTATTATTGGGGTAATTGGGGATGGTACCAACCATTCCCATACATATGGTATGATGATTTTGGGTGGAGACAAAGAAGTGTGATTCGTGTATATGAAAATGGTAAAAGAGACACTATTAGAAAAGAAAAGGTATATACATCGTTGGTATTGGTCACACAAACAATAAACAAGCATCATTTTGGGGAACTATCGGAGGTAAGAAAGGATATTTCATTATGGATTATGTGATGAGTTATGATATAGATAGAAATCAGTATTTTCCAAATGGTAATTTAGTTATTGCAGATTTTCCTGTTAGTAAAGAGATATTCACAAAAGAACATACACTTTATTTAGGAGGTGGAAAGAGATTCAATAAATTCGGAGTACATACAATGATAGGATTTGGTAACGAAATTCAAAGATATCAGGGTAAAGATGACTTAGGTGGTATATCATTTCCAAAATCAAATATAAACTTTACCACATTCAAAGTCGGACTAATAAGAGATTTCAAATGGTTCACATTAAAATTAGATACTGACCCAATTAGAAAGTATTCTCAAATATCAATCGGACTGAACAATAAATAATGAAAAAATATATTATCTCTCTCCTAATATTATTTTTTTGTGGTAAGTCTTTTGGTCAAAGTACAATAACACAGACTTACATTGACCCATGTGATAATAAAGTTTACGTGGTTACAATTCCATTTGGTCAAAATCAAACAATTGCAATTATTAGAGGTAAATCAAGAATTGTCACATTAGCGGATATTAATAGTGGAGCGTTCCAATTATGGGTAAATTCTATATTTGCAACACCGTGTTCGACACAAGATGATGCAATTTTCTTAGCTCAACAAGCAGCGGCAAGAGCGGCGGCAGATGCTGCAGCTAAAGCGGCCGCGGATGCGGCGGCGGCTGCCGCGGCCAAAGCGGCTTCAGATGCTGCAGCTAAAGCTGCGTCAGATGCCGCAGCCGCTAGTGCCGCCTCAGCCGCAAGTAGTTCCGCCTCATCAGCAGCAAGTGGAGCCGCTTCGTCTGCTGCAAGTTCAGCAGCATCATCAGCAGCAAGTTCGTCAGCAAGTGGTGCTGCAAGTGGTGCCGCGTCATCAGCGGCAAGTACTGCATCAACACCACCACCAACTTCATCACCTCCACCATCAAGTGGTAGTTCATCACCACCAGCAAGTGGTGGATCATCATCTTCATCAAGTAGTTCTTCTTCGTCAAGTAGTTCTTCTTCATCATCATCGGAAAGTAAGACTGAAACTAAAACCGAATCAAAGACAGAAAGTAAAACTGAATCAAAAACAGAAGAAAAGAAAACTGAAACTAAATCAGAAGAAAAGAAAGAAGAAACTAAATCTGAAGAAAAAAAATCAGAAGAGAAGAAAGAAGAAAGTAAAAAAGAAGAAGAAAAGAAAGAGGAGAAAAAAGAAGAAAAAAAGAAAGAAGAGGATAAAAAGAAAAAGACTGAAGTCACAAATCCATTATTAATGTCTTCCGACTTAACAACGGCTCAAACACCAGATAATAGATATTTGGTATCCATATCAATAGGTGTGAGTAAATCATCAATGGCGGGAGATGAAAGTTATAGTGGTGGAATGGTAATTACTAGTGATTTAAGTCAAGTAGTTGCCACAGGTGGGTACACAAAAATGGCAATGAAAAAAGACGGGACTTTAGATGCAATACATTCATATGGTACTGCGGTTGCCTATTTGGGAGGAAACTATATGAATCTATTAGGTTATACTTGGATTAAACCAACACCAAAAAAAGGAACATTTGGTTATAATGTCGGAGTTATTAATTTATTTTTAAAAAACGCAAACAATGGATTTGATTATAATGTGGCATCATCAGCAATTGCATTTTGGACCAAACCATATCAATATAGTAAAAAATTAACCGTGTCTCCACAAGTATTCACAATGTTTTCACCAATATCGTGGAATAGTGTAAATGGTGAAACAACCGTGAATAGACACATGGGATTTTTATTAGGTTCTTCGTTTGATTATAAACTAAGTAAAAGATTTGGTTTTAGTTTTAATTATAGATTAAATGGTAGTACCAAACCAGGTTCTCCATTCTTAAGTAATTTCCTTATAGGATCAAGAATGATGTTATAATATATCCTTATCTAATATAAGAGGTTTAATGTGTTGACGTTGTTTACGAACACCATAATGATTGGTTGTTTTAGAAAGCGTAATTCCAAAAGAGGAACATAATAAGATAAGACCTATAAGTAAATTTAACATATTGTATTTTTTTATATAACTATTGGAAAAATACAAGAAAAATATTATAATACCAAGAAAAATAGGATAATAACAAGAGATTCTTTATATAGTACAATAAAAAATCCCCGATGGATAAATCCAACGGGGATATGACAAAAATGAAAATGTACCTCTCTCCTGATACAATTAAATTATAGATAATTCTTTTTTATTTGTCAACACTTCATATAATTTTTTTATTTCCGCACATTTTTCGTAGTCCTCAATACTCTCAAAATATGGTAACACATCTCTGGTTAAAACAATTGTATCGGTCCTATTAAATTTAAATTCAGTATCCCATTCTAAACCTTGTATAATAGCTTGAATATAAAGGGTTAATATTCTTTTTTTATTATCTTTAAAACCATAGAACACCTCCAAAATATTTTCATAAATTGATTTTTTATTGATGTCATAAAAATCAGAGAAATCTTCATATTTCCCTTTTATGTACATTTTTTTATATGGTGTTCTTGTTTTTTGTGTGTAAGCCATTATCTAATATTTGATTACTATAATATAAATAATTTATTTTAAAAATAAAAATTATTTTTCATTACTTCTATCCCATTTTGCTTTTCTAGCTTCAGGTGAGAGTATCAATGGCTCATCAATTGTGTGTTCTATTTTAACTCTAATACAAGTTTGAGGTAAACTACAATTCATTAAATAATTATTAATGTAACCCATCATATTAGCACTTCCAATTGGGTTGGCGGAATGTACATAAATTTGGGGGAGTGGTATTTTTTTACTCATACTTTCACTAACCAAAAATTTACAACAATCGTATCCTGTTTTTTCACCAACTATGTTGTCATAATTTAACACATAATTATTTTTTACATTTGTATAGTATTCAATCATAGATTCCTCACCTAAATCATGATCTAATGAAATAACTTCAAAATTTTCTAATCCATATAATCTAATGTTAGAAACAAAATGTTCATAATTTCTTACAATAATCCAATCCTTACCAATTGGTGTTCGTACATCATCTAGGTAAATTCTTTTCTTTTCGTTATTCATCTTTCTTAAATGGTTTTGAGTAATCTGGATATAATATTTTCCAAATAGTTTGTTTAGGGTTTGTTCCATCTAACATGTTAAATAAAATGTTAGAGTGTCTATATTGTTTCGCTCTTAAAGCAAAATCTTTTCTACTTAAATTTCGATTATTTAAATTTTCAAATATTTCTCTATAATCTTTTTCTATATTTTCAAATCTTACTGTTAAATCACGTACAGTTTCTTTAACCCAATTGTAAAATTCGTCAGGTACCTTATCAAGTATTTCATCTAAAGGTCTATTATCTTTTAAGTATTCCCATATATCTCTATTTGATATATTGGTTAAAATTTTATGTAATCGTTTATATTCTTCTCCTTTGATTTTCATACGAAAACCATTTTTAAAACGAATTACATAACCTTCTCTGTCCTTACTAATTTCTTCTTTAAGTAAATCATACCCTTCACCCCAAGTTTTGTATGTTGTCACAATTTCAAATCCACAATCTTGTAACCAAAATATTGAACTGTCGGGAACTTCGTCACCTGTTTCAGTATGTATAGCACCAAGAACTACTAATTTTTCTTCATTACCGTAATCAACAACGATTCTATTTTCAGGATAGATAATTTCAAACAAATATGTGTTATCTTTTCTTATTGCACTGATATCATGTCTGTCAAGAATTTCCTTTCCCTTAATTGCCTGTGGTGATGTAAAAGAACCTCTAGTTGCTAATATCCATTCACCCTTTGTCTTAGGTGTTGGTTCATAATATGGATTATCATAATCGGGTATGTTGTTTGGGTCAAAGAACCTTTCCATACCCGTTTCATAATTGTTATTAAACCATATGTTATATCTCCTTTCATCACTTAATTCTTCTTTATAATAAAAAAGAATACCCAAAGAACCATCCATTTTTTCATAGACAACAAAATCTTCGTTAGGTATATCTTCTGGTTTATGTTCTTCGTAGTTAAAAAATTTCTTAAACGGTCTTGCAACAACATCACCTTTTGAATTGGTGACTAAACCGCGGCATTGTATAGTGATGTCATCCCACAATCTTTCATATTGAACTTTTGGAGAATAATTCCAAATAGTTAAGTCAAGGGTTGGGTGGGTCTGTTTATGTAACAAACCGTCTTTATGATATTTCTCTAAAATTTCCAACATTACTTGATGCGTTTAAATAATCCAATATTGTATGTCCACTTCAACCAATTAAAAGATAGATATACTGCACATATTTTGTTTTGAAGTAATGATTTATGTGATTCTGGTTCACATGTTTCAAAATAAAGATATGCAAATGGTAACGGGTATACCGCCCATTGGTTTTTAAATAAACTTGAATGGAATTTCATTTTTGTTTTTTTTGGTGACATGATTTTAAAATAAGATTCAATAAATTGACTCATCTACAATTTGATTTCAAACCTATTCTTCATTTGTTGAAGTTTATCTCTTGGAACTCCGTGAATATTTTCGTTACCGTGTCTATTTTCAACAATTATGGTGTGAACACGATAATCATATCTTTCTGCCATTTTAAAATATTCATCCATCTCCCATTCTTGGGTAAAAGTATTCGCAACGACTATTCTTGATTTTTGTTGTCTCATTCTTTCAGAGCACCTAAATTGACAATAGTTATGAGCTTCTTTTAATTTGGTGGGGTCAAAATTATATCCACCATTTCCGTCGTCAAAAAAATCATCCGCCGATAATATCTCTTGTGGGTTATTATTTGGTTGTTGTAATATAACATTTGCTAATGTTGTTTTACCTGAACCAGGTATACCTCTAAGAAGTATTAAATCACCTTGTTTTTCTGTATTTGTATCCATGGAGAGTGGGTTTTAAATTAAAAATAAGGTCGGATTGGTTACCGACCTAAATTTTTATTTTACAGCTGAGCTGTCTGCAGGAATTTGTGCAGTTGTTGAATCTGTTGCAGTTACAGCCACAGAATCTACAATAACTGCCGTTGAGTCAGTTGTTTCAGTTGCGGTTGACCCTGAACCACATGCAGTTAGTGTAAGTGCTACACCAAGTGCTAAGATAAATGTATATTTTTTCATATAATGTAAATATACGAAAATACACTGATAAAACCAAATTTCAATGAAAAAACCCCAACGAGATGTCGGGGTTTAAGGTCTTTCGGTGGGTTCAACCCCACTTACTTATGAAAAAAAACGAAAAGGTAATCGACAAAGAGAACCTCTGAGAATATAAATATATATAACTTTATAAAAAAGTCAACTATTTATAACAATTTTTTTGAAATTGTCAGTTTTTCGTCTTTATATTTAAGGATTATTTGTTCTCCTTCTTTAATATTTCCTCTTAAAATTTCTTCACTTAAAAAATCTTCACAAAGATTTTGAATGATTCTTTTTAGAGGTCTAGCGCCGTATTCTTCTTGACTGTTTAATTCGAAAATTCTATTTGTAACAGTTTTATCAAAGGTTACCAAGAAATTTTTATCCAACAATCTATTGTTTAATTTACTAATCTCTATTTGAATGATTTTCTTAAGAGTTTCTTCATTAAGAGCATTAAATAATATTACGTCATCAATACGATTTAAAAATTCTGGGTTAAATTGTTGTTTTAACGCCTTTTGTATCATTGACTTTCTTACCTCGTACTTTTGAGTTTCGCTTGATGATGTATTAAAACCAACACCTCCACCAAATTCAGAAACTCTTTTAGCCCCCAAATTGGATGTCATAATAACCAAGCAATTTGTGAAGTTTATTTTTCGACCAAATGAATCAGTTAAATGTCCTTCATCTAAAATTTGTAATAATAGATTAAAAACGTCTTTATGTGCCTTTTCAATCTCATCAAATAAAATAACAGAGAATGGGTTGTTTTTAACCTTTTCAGTTAATTGACCACCTTCATCGTACCCAACGTAACCTGGAGGGGAACCAATTAATTTAGATACATTGTGTCTATCCATAAACTCACTCATATCAACACGAATGATTTTTTCAGGGTCACCAAATAAAAGATTAGCTAATGATTTTGCTAAATGTGTTTTACCAACACCCGTAGATCCTAAAAAGATAAATGAACCTATAGGTTTATTAGCGTCTTTGATTCCAACACGATTCCTTCTAATTGCTTTTGATATTGTTGTAATAGCTTCTTCTTGTCCAATTACTTTATCTGTCAATAAGGTTTCCATTTTTAATAGTTTCTCTGTTTCCTTACTATCAAGTTTAGTAATCGGTACACCGGTCATTTCGGAAACTATTGTATAGACATCATCAACAGAGACAGGAATTTTATTCCCCTTTTGTTTTTCTGACCATTTTACCTTTTCATTTTCAAGTTTATCGAAAACTTTCTTTTCTTCATCTCTTAATTTTGCCGCTTGTTCATAATTTTGAGATTTAACAACTTGTATTTTTCTTTCTTTTATCTCATCAATCAATTTTTTTAATTTTTCAATTGATTCGGGTACTCTACTCGATACTCTTTTTTCTGAACCTAATTCGTCTATTACATCAATCGCCTTATCAGGAAATTGTCTATCTGTAATATATCTACCAGAAAGTTTAACAATTGTTTCTATTACATTTTCCTCATAAGATACCCTATGAAATGTTTCATATGACTCTTTTAAATTTTTAAGAATCTCAACTGTTTCTGCCATCGTAGGTTCTTTTAAAATTACCTTCTGAAATCTTCTAACTAATGCAGAATCTTTTTCGATGTGTTTTTTAAATTCATCAAAAGTAGTTGCTCCAATACATTGTATTTCACCTCGAGCTAAAGCTGGTTTCATAATATTTGCAGCATCCATCGCACCACTTGCATTACCCGCACCCACCATTGTGTGTAATTCATCAATAAACACGATTACATTTGGTGACTCTTGTAATTCGTTTAAAATTGCTTTAATACGTTCTTCAAATTGTCCACGATATTTTGTACCTGCAACAAGTGAAGTTAAATCTAAAGACATAATTCGCTTATCTAATAAATTTGTTGGACAATCTCCTTTAACAATCATTAAAGCAAGTTTTTCAACAAGTGCGGATTTACCAACACCAGCATCGCCAACAATAACCGCATTATTTTTCTTTTTACGTGAAAGAATTTGCGCTATTCTTTTTACTTCTTTATCCCTACCAACAACAGGGTCAATTTTACCATCTTCTGCGAGTTTAATTAAATCTCTTGAGAAGTTATCTAAAATTGGTGTGGTTGAACCTTTGCGTCCCTTTTTAGGGGTTGAGGTTGGTCCGTCCTCGAAGAAATCTACTGCCATGTGTTATTAAGTTTTGTTGATACAAACATAACACATTTCATTCTAAAAAACAAATAAATGTCAAAATGTCTAAAAAAATGTCTAACCAATGTCTAAATGTCAGTTTTAGACATTTGGCAAATAATTTGTAAAAATATATTAAAAATATAAAAACTATGATAACATTATTTAAAGACCCATTCTTCACAGGATTTGATACTAACAGATTTTTATCAACTCCTGAAACTAACATCAGTAAAAGTGAAACTGAATATTCAGTTTCGATAAGTGTACCTGGATTAACCAAAGATGATTTAAAAATCTCAACAAAAGAAGGTATATTAAAAATTATTTACGAAAAACAAGAAAGTGATAAATCACATCATTTTGTTGGGAGTTTTGTAAAATCCTATAATATACCCGATGACGTGAAGGAAAAAGATATCATTGGTAAGGTTGAAAACGGAGTTCTTGAACTTACTTTACCTATTGATAGGAAAAAGTCATTGGAGAGACAAATTTCTCTTAATTAAACTAAACCCCGTGAAAACGGGGTTTTTTTATACTTATAATAAAGAAAATATAATGAATAAAAATTTAATGAAACGTAACCATATTGAACAAGTCAACATTAAACTTCTTAAAAGTACCGATGACGAATCAATTCGTAATAAATTTAATGAACCTGAAGTTAAGAGTACAAAAAGAAAGGAATATCTTAGTGATAAACTCATCAATCAATTAAAAAAGAATTTTTAATTTATCACCCCCGACTCATCGGGGGTTTTTTATTTGATATTTATTGTTTATATTATAGTACTAAAACAATAATATTATGGGAATAATTTCAGAAACAATTAATGGAAAGATGATTGACGTTACCATCAATTCGTCTAATTTAAAATCGGCCTCATTTAATACAGAAAATGAGGATTTAACTGTGACTTTTAATAATGGTGCTATTTATGAGTATAATAAAGTTCCTTGGTCCAAGTTCACTAAGTTTAGACTTGCTGAATCACAAGGAAAGTACTTCAACGAGAATATCGCCAGAAGTTATAAGTTTACTAAAAAAGGATGAGTTTATTTGAAGAACTGATTGAGGATAAGGAAGAAGATAAGAAAATTATCAAGTCTTTCAAATCAAAAGATTCACTATCGGAACAAATTTTCGAAGGGTCTGATGGTAAGTTTTCTATGCGTGAGGATATTCGAAAAAATTTACTAAAGATATCAAATGATTTTATTGATAGTCTCGGTATTGAATTTTTTATTCATGATATAGTTCTTACAGGTTCTTTAGCAAACTACAATTGGTCAAACTATTCAGACGTAGACCTACATATTTTAATTGATTTTAAAGAAACGGATTATAATTTAGACTTACTAAAAGAATTTTTTGACGCTAAGAAAAACGTGTGGAATGAAAAACACAACATTATTATCAAAGGATACGATGTTGAGTTGTATGTCCAAGATGTTGATGAAGAACACGTATCTTCAGGTGTTTATTCTATTCTAAACAATAAGTGGATTGTTGAACCAGATAAGGTTAAATCTAATATTGACGATAAGATGATTCTTCAAAAATCTGAAGAATATATGAAGAAAATAGATTTACTTATCAAAAAAGGGGGACCGATTGAATCAATTGATGAATTAAGAAAGAAATTAAAAGAATTTAGACAAAGTGGTTTAGAATCAGGAGGGGAGTATTCTTATGAAAACTTGACCTTTAAATTACTTAGACGAAATGGGTACATTGAGAAATTATTAAAACTAAAAACAACACTTGTAGATAAGAAATTATCCATAACACAATAAAGAACCTTATTTTTTTCCCTATATCAATGTATTTATAGGATAAGAATAAGTATATCTAACAATTAATAAAATGGCAGACTTAAAACCACTTGGTAGTGAAAAACTTAACGGAGATGACAAATTAAAAAGAATTCTCGAGTTAACCTACTACAACAATAACCAACCATCAACTAAAAAATCCGAATTAGTGAAAGAATCAACTAATGGGGGTGTTTACGGTATCGTTAAAGAAAAAGACGGATACTATGTAAAAAAGGGGTTAAACGAAAGTTCTCTTGATTACATTGGTGGTATGTTTATGAAGAACAAAAATAAATTTTCATCATATGCTGAAGCATTTAAAAGATTAGATCTTTTAAAAGGTCAAGAAGACTTGCAAGAGGCTACAAAATATGTTTTAAAACAAACAAAACCACAAGATGAGTCTCCATTGGCACAACCTTCTATGGATGCACCTATGGCTCCTGATGCTGGTATGGATGTTCCACCTGCGGCTGAAGAGCCAATGGGAGATGTTCCTGCTGAGGAACCAATGGGTGAATTACCACCAGCGGGTGGAGAAGAAATGGGAGTAGAAGGAAAACGTTCTGATTATATGGCTGAAGCTCAAAAATTTGCAGGTAAGTTAGGACAAGAGTTAAGAGATTTACAGGATAAAATGGAAAGTGATGATATCAAGTACATTTTAAACATGATTATTTCTGCCGTTGATTTAGATAAATTAGACGATGAGGATATTGAAGACATTGCTAAAAAATTCGAAAGAGAGGAAGATGAAATGGGTGGAGAAGAACCAATTGCTGAACCATCTGCAGAAGATGAGGTACCTGCTGAAGAGCCGGTAACCGGTGACGAAGACTTAGGCGAGACTATGGATTTATTGAATAGTTTTATTGAGTCGCCAATTGGTGAAGAAGATACCAATGAATTGGATTTAAGTCAATTTGCAGACATTGAAGCAAGTGAAGGACAGTCTTATGAAGATGACGTTCAAGAACTTGATTTAGACGAAATTAAAAACGATATTAATCAAGCTATTAGTGAAAAATTAAGTAAATACTTTAAATAAAATGCATCTTATCTATGTCAATGAAATAGGTTCTGATTATAAAGGTCAAAAACAGTACGAATTTATCTTTAGTAAAAGTACTGAAATTGACATGGATGGGTGGTTTATTATACCCGCATCCGCATCATCACAACCTAAATCACCTGAGATTGAATATGTTGATTTAGTTGGATTATTAAAAAATACAGATTTACAATTAGAATTAGTTCAAGACTCCGATTATTTCGGAGTTATTGATGCTGTAGATGGTGTAGTCGCAATGGCTTGGGAGAAATTTGACATTGATTCAGATAGTGAAAGATTAACATTTAAATTTGGTGAATCAATTGATAGTGTTACAAAAAAATTAAAAATTAGAAGTTATCTTCTTATAAAAGAGGAAATAAAATTCAAAGAAATATGAAAAGGTCAGAATTAGTTGATAAATTAATCAAAGAAGGAATGTCAGAAAAGACATTGGTAAAATTCACAGATAAACAACTTAGTAACTTAGCCAACAGAATGTTAGGTGAAGCTATTACAACTACGGCCGATGCTTTATCAAAAAGTGCAGCATTACAAAACTTAGCTAAAAAACAAGATATTAAACTTGTTGGTGAGGAAGGAGAAGTTTCTGAAGAATTAAAAGGTAATCAAAAGAAATTAGACAAAAACCACAATGGTAAAATTGATGGTCAAGATTTTAAAATATTAAAGGGTCAGAAAAAAGAAGTTAAAGAGGGTAAGAAATGTGATAGTTGTGGAGAATCAGTAAAAGATTGTAAATGTGATCACACACATATGGACGAGTCTAAAAAGATAAAAAAATGGGTTAATACATTAGCAGAAGAAAATTTTCATAGTTTTACATCAAAAAACGAAATTATGGAATTAATCAATATTAAATTAAACGAATCAGAAGTACACCAGTATGGTCCAAATGTAAAAACAGGACATAATGGCCTTCCTGAATTCATGACATATGAAGCTATTGTTGGAAATGGTCCAAAAATTGCACCAAGCAAACCAAAGGTTGACCCGGGTACAAAACCTAACAAACCTAAAACACCATTCCAACCTGGACCAAAGGTAAATCCTATCCTAAAGCGTTGAGGGAAGATGATCCAAAAATTGCACCGAGTAAACCAAAGGTTAATCCTGGTACTAAACCAAATAAACCTAAATCTCCACTTAAACCTGGACCTAAAGTTAATCCTTTCCCTAAAGCAACAACTAAGGGAGATAAAAAATAATTTGAAAATATGAAATTATCTAAGAAAAATTTGTTATCTTTAATTAACGAAAATTTAAAAGAGATGGCAATGGATTTTGATACTGCTGATAGACCAAATCCCGATTTACAAGCTAAATTGGCTTCAGGAGATACACCCTTAAAAAAAATACCTTTTCCTAAAACAGGAAACGAACCAAACCAAAATCTCCAAGAACTTTTGGCTTCTGAAAGATATAGACAAATTGTTAATAATGTTAGACAATACACAAACTATCAAGGTACATTAGATGGTACTGAAATGGGTCCATTATTGACAATGATGTATACTGCTCATAATAATATTATTAGACTTGAATCAACGCATAGAGAGGCGTTAGAGCAATTAGCAATAGAAATTGTTAAAGAGGAAATGGGAATTGGTGATGAAGTTGAATTTGATGCTAAAATTATTGGAATGAATGAAATTGATAAATCTGATTTCAATAGAGAACAGGGACCTGAACAAAATCCGGATGAGGTTGATGTTGAGGACGACGATGAGGAGGAAGATAATAATCAACAACCTCAGATAAATCCTGAAAATCAAGAAGTTGAAGAGGAATTATACATCGATTTAAAACAATTAGATTTAGAAAGAGCAAAATTATCTTTAATTAATAGTATTATTCAAGGGGCTTCAAAAAGAGGTCATTATATGTACCAACTTGTTGGTGAAAAACTTAGAGAGATTACGGGTTCTGATGAATTATATAACGATTACGGTGTAATGATGTCAGTTAACGATGCAAACTATTGGCAATTTAGTCCTTCAATGATTAAAGGTGCGTCTGATAGTGTTGCAGGTAAGGTTAAGACTGAATTTCCTGGTGATGATGAAACAGGAGAAACTGGAGATGAGGGTGGTGAAGAAGGTGGTGAACAAGAAGAACAAAAAGTTAAAGTTGTTGCAAGAGGAATTAATTTTCCAGTTTTAATACATGAATTAATTAAAGGTGTTTTTGAAATATTAGGTAGTCACGGACAACCTGGAGAATATACAAATCCACAAGATAGAGAGATGTACCAACAAGCTCAAAAGTTAGAAAGTACATTAGAAAAAGAAATGTGGACTTTACTTTTAGGACCTGCAATATGGGATAGAATTAGAGGACAGTTTCCCGACGAAGTAATTTTAGAAAATGGTAAACAATTACAGAATTACATGTTAATGCACATTTTCCAATTACCAGCTAAACAATTTTTAGTTTTAATGAAAGAAGTTGTTAGTAATAGTGAAAATGGAAAACGTTTAATGACGGATTTAATGGCGTCAATTCAACAAATGTTCAATCAACAAGATTATGAGGAAACGATGAATCAATTTAACGATGAGTTAGAAACAATGTCAGATGAAATTGAATCGGACGAATTAATGGATTTTATATCAAGCATTCCGGGTATTTCATTGTCTAAAGATGATGACGATGATGATGATTATGACATTTATAAAGAATTAGGATTAGACAGACCTAAAGAATAATATGAGGAGGTTTTAAACCTCCTTTTTTTTTTGTATTTATATATATGAATTCCAAAATAGAACAACTAAAAGAGTATGCAAAGATTATGAAGGATGCACCATATGCATTAAAAACATATTTGCAAACCTATGATAATACTCAAAAAAAATATGTTCCATTAGAATTATTCCCTGACCAAATTCAATTGATTCAGGATTATGAAAATTACAATGAAAACATAACTAGAAAATATAGACAGGCGGGGGTTACTACGGTTACCGCAGCTTGGATTTCTAAAAAATTACAGACTGCCAAAGAAAGTGAACCTGAGAGAGTTCTACTAATTGCGAACAAACGTGATACCGCGGTGGAGATGGCTAATAAGGTTAGACACTTTATTGAACAATGGCCTGAATGGATTAATGTTGGTTTTTCGCCAGATAAAAACTCAGAAAGTAGATTTAGGTTAAAATAACGGTTGTGAGGTTAAAGCAGTTGCAACATCTGCGGATGCGTTACGTGGTTACACACCAACCATACTTGTATTTGATGAGGCTGCTTATATTGAAGCGGGAGAAGATTTTTGGGCAGCATCTATGGCGTCCCTATCAACGGGTGGTAAGATTATTCTTATCTCAACCCCAAATGGTTATGACCCTATCTATTATGGTGTTTATGACCAAGCATTACGTGGAATCAATGATTTCCATATAACAGATTTAAGGTGGTTTAAAGACCCTCGTTACACCAAAGATTTACATTGGGTTAAATGTCAAGATATTTGTCATTATATGTTGAATAGAGAACAATATAATGATGAGGAAGTTATAATGAAGGATTTTGATCCTGAGAAATATAACGAATATATCGAACAAGGTTATAAACCATATTCTTCTTGGTTTGAATCTATGTCTAAGAAATTTAAATACGATAGACGTAAGATTGCTCAGGAATTGGAATGTGATTTCTTAGGTTCAGGAGATGGGGTAATTCCTGGCGATATTCAAGAGAATATTGCTAAAAATATGATTCGTATCCCTAAAGAGAAGTACATGCAAGGTACCTTTTGGCATTGGAAAGAACCAGTTGAGGGTCATCGTTATATTATGGGTGTTGATGTTAGTAGAGGAGATAGTGAAGACTTCTCATCAATTAATATCATTGACTTTGATGAAAGAGAACAAGTTGCAGAATACATTGGTAAAATACCACCAGATGATTTGGCGGCGGTCGCATATAAATGGGGTATCTTATATGAAGCATACATTGTTATTGACATTACCGGTGGTATGGGTGTAGCAACATCTAGAAAGTTACAGGAAATGCAATATAAAAATCTATACATTGATGGGATAAACACCCAAAACATATGGGAATGGAACAAAAAGGCGATGGATAAAATTCCTGGTATAAATTTCAATAATAAAAGAACCCAAATAGTTGCGGCATTTGAGGAGCAACTTAGAAAAGGATTTAGTGTTAGGTCAAGTAGATTGTTAAACGAACTCAATACGTTTGTTTATATGAATGGTAGACCCGACCACATGAAGGGTGCACATGATGACTCAATTATGAGTATGTCGATGGCGTTATACGCTGCAGATATGTGCTTCAACCAATTGAAAAAGAACGAATCCGCTAATAAAGCGATGTTGGAATCTTGGACAATGTCTGAAAGGTCGTATGAACCTAATAAATCTTTTTACTCTTATGGTACCGCGTTTGACCAAATAGGTTCTATGGGTATTGATAATCAAAATTTATATCACCCAAATAACAATATGAATATATCAAAGGACGCTTATAGAGAACATATGTGGTTATTTGGTAAGTCAAAATAAGATTCCATTTATCAATAATTTAGTTTATATTATAAAGAAAAGTATTTATATACATGGCAGAACAGAATCTTACCGTCTTTCAGAGATTAACAAAGGTGTTTGGTTATCCAAATCAAGCAAAACAAAAAAATGTCGCTCCACCTTCGTTCAATTTCAATAAAGATGAAATATTAAAAACAGACAGTAGAGAAGAGTATGAAAAGGCAATGTTACAAGCTCAACAGAGTCAATACATTGCAGATAAATGGACTAAGTTAGACCAATCACTTTACAACCAATCTGTTTACTACGAACCAAATAGATTATCGGCATATTACGATTATGAATCTATGGAGTTTACTCCTGAGATATCTGCGGCGTTAGACATTTACGCTGAAGAATCAACAACCATGTCTGAGAAAGGACAAATATTAACAATATTTTCAGATTCAGATAGAGTTAAAAATATATTAGATGATTTATTCAATAACAAATTAGATGTTAATACAAACTTACAAATGTGGACTAGAGGTCTTTGTAAGTATGGTGATGATTTTGTTTATTTAAAAATAGACCCTGAAAAGGGAGTTGTTGGTTGTCAACAATTACCAAATATTGAGATTGAAAGAATTGAAGGTGCGGCATCTAAAACACCAAACTCTTATACTGATATTAAAGTACCAACAAGAGAATTAAGATTTACTTGGAAGAATAAAGATTTAGAATTCCAAGCGTGGGAAATTGCTCACTTTAGATTATTAGGTGATGATAGAAAGTTACCATACGGTACTTCTATGTTAGATAAGATTAGAAGAATTTGGAAACAACTTTTACTTGCTGAAGATGCGATGTTAATTTACAGAACATCAAGAGCACCTGAAAGACGTGTATTCAAAGTATTCGTTGGTAATATGGACGATAAAGATATCGAACCATATGTACAACGTGTTGCAAACAAATTTAAAAGAGATCAGGTTTCAGACCCACGTAATGGTAACGTAGATATGAGATATAATCAAATGGCTGTAGACCAAGATTATTTCATTCCTGTTCGTGACCCAGCACAAAGTAATCCAATTGAAACTTTACCTGGAGCACAAAATTTAGGTGAAATTGCAGATATTGAATATATCCAAAAGAAATTATTGGCGGCATTACGTATTCCAAAAGCATTCTTAGGATTTGAGGAGGTTGTTGGTGAAGGTAAGAGTTTAGCATTAATGGATATTCGTTTTGCAAGAACAATTAACAGAATTCAAAAATCTGTTATTCAAGAATTAAATAAAATTGCATTAGTACATTTATATCTTTTAGGTTTAGAAGATGAGTTAAATAATTTTTCTTTATCATTAACTAATCCTTCAGCACAATCTGATTTATTAAAAATCGAACAGTGGAAAGAAAAAATTACATTGTATAAAGATGCGACATCTGACCAATCTCAAGTGGGTATCTTACCTGTTTCACATACATGGGCTAAAAAGAATATACTTGGTATGAGTGATTCCGAAGTTATATTAGACTTACAACAACAACGTCTTGAAAGAGCGATGGGATTTGAGTTAACGAATACACAAAATGTAATTAAACGTTCTGGTGTATTTGACGATGTGGATTCCAAATATGGTATTTCAGAAGAGGAAAGACAAAAATTAGAAGCCGCTGGTGCTATGGGTACTGAAGACGCAGGTGGTGGAATGGATATGGGTGGAGCACCCGCAACCCCTCCATCGGGTGGTGAGGGAGATGCTCCATTGAGTGAATCTTTTACTAAATCTAAAAAATCAAAGATATTGAGTATGTTGGGAGAAGAAAAAGAAGGAAAAAATATTTTATTTGACATGGAAAGAGCTCAACAGAATATTTATGAAATAGAAAATAAATTGAACGATATTATAAACGATTAAAAATGAACAAATTCGGGGTTATAAAAACCAAAATGTTGACAAAATTAACTGAGTCTTATTCTAAAGAAAATAAGAAAGAAGTTAAGGATATATTAAACACAATTAAAGAAAACAAAGCATTTAAAGAAATGTATTTGTTTTATGAAGAAATTGAAAACAAATATATTGAAGATAAGGAAACCGCAAAATTGTATGTTGAGGGATTAAATACATATTTCGGTCAACCAATGGGTAACTGGAATGATTTAAATGTATTTTGTGAATCTCTACATAGTAAATTAGGTGATGTCGAAATAGAAAATAACGAATTATATGAGTCTTTAGATATATTATCTGAAAAAGATTCATTATCAAATATTGAGAAGAAAGTAATTGCTAAAAATAAATTAGTAAATCATTTAACAACTAAAAAGGAAATACAAGAATCTAAAGGTTCGACATTAGTACCAAACGAAACATTGTTACAAGCCGTTTTGGCAAACAATTTTAATGTTTTATATTCTAACACATTATCAGAATCACAAAAAGAAGAATTAAAGACTATTTTATCAATTACCCATGATGATTTAATTATCAAAAGTAATGAATTACAAGAATCAATCATTAATCAAGTATCTACACTTTTAAATGAGTCAAATGACACTGAATTAACCACTAAACTAAATAAAGTAAAAGATGAAGTTAGTAAAATGACAACATCTAAGTACAACTACTACAGATTAACAGAATTAAAAAACGGTCTTAATTAAGACCGTTTTTTATTTGTTGAACATACACAGCTTTTAAAACTTCTTTTCTTCTAGTAACTGAAGGTTTTTCAAATTGTTGTCTTTCCCTTAATTTTTGAATTTGCTTAGTTTTCTGAACTTTTTGTTTGTAGGTTCTGAGTGCACTTTCAATGCTCTTTTCTTTTGATAAATCGATTATAATCATAATATAATAAGTATATTACAAATATATAAAATTATTTTTGGTTTTGTAAGTTTTTTTCCTTATTTTTTAATAACACCATAAAATAATATATAATAATGAGAAATTAATGAAAACAGGTAAGTATATCCCATTAGGGATTTACAATAATGTAAAAATCGGTTACGGTACCGTAGATTTTAAAAATCTTAAAACTGTTTATTTAAAATTGAATTCTTGGGTACAACCAGAAAATGACACTGAAGATTATAATCAAACTATTTTAAAAACAAGAAGAAAAATAAAAGAATCAATATACAACCTTAAAGATTCAAATTTTAAAGACCAATGTATTGTGGATTTGGATATAAGAACAAAAGGTATTAAGTTAGAAAAAAGGTCATTTATGAATCTTGAAATAACTTTATACGTTGAGAAACAATTCGATGTTAAATCAAAAGAAATTAAAAATACAATAAAAAATTTATTGGAAGATGTTATCGATGGTAGTTTAATTGATAAAAAACTATTCAATTTTCACAAAAGTAAGAAATAACTTGGTTCTTGATGTATTTATAGTAATAAAATCTATAAATGAAGATATTAGGACCAAAAGAGACTGGACACGGAATTTTAATAGAATACGATGCTGGTCACGTTTCACCAGAGGATAACAAACAAATTATTAAAGAGGCAAAGGATATGGACTTTTCACAAGACCTTATCCTTTATGCTGTTTTGCAAAAATACGATACTGCAAATAAGAACGGAAGGATTTATCCTGAGATGTTACTTAAAAGGGAAAACGAGAAATATCAAACATTAATTAAAAAGGGTGGTGCCTTAAATGAACTAAACCACCCATCATCTTCACTTATCGATTTAGATAGGGTATCCCATTCAATTCTTGAAACATGGTGGGACGGTAGAATCCTAATGGGTAAAATTAAATTATTCACTTCTCCTGGTTGGAGAAAGATGGGTATTGTATCTACTAAGGGGGACCAAGCCGCAATGTTAATTATGAACGGAGCCACTTTAGGTATATCTTCTCGTGGTGTTGGTTCACTTAAAAACGTAAAAGGACAGAATATTGTTCAAGAAGACTTTGAGTTAGTGTGTTTCGATTTAGTATCGTCACCATCTACTCCCGGTGCATATGTTTTTGCTGACCAAGCAGATAGAGACCAATATCAAGAGTCTGAAGAGAAAAAACCCCAAGTTGAGAGCAGAATGAAAAAATTAATGGGGAATTTAGATACTTTTTTATCCAAATAATAAATTTTATAGGGGTAGTTATATTGAAAAAGAGAATTTTTCATAAAATCGTACTATTTATAAGATAATAAAACAAAATTTCACAATGACTGAAAAATCAATTTTAGAACAAGCGTTACTTCAAGTACAAACACTTGAAGAAGCAGTAAAGCAAAATGCAAAGGGTATACTTGCTTCAACTATGAAACAAGAACTGAATGACTTGCTTAAAGAATCATTGGAAGAAGAGGAAGAAACTGAAATCCCTATGGATGAACAACCAGAAGATGAAGTTAATCCTGAAGAAGAGGCAGACGATATGTCAGACGATGAAGCAACAGCAGATGATGCTGAAGCTGATGATGCTGAAAATGACACAACAGACCTCGATAACGAAGATCCAACTAAGGGTATCGATTCATTAGACTCAGAAATGGGTGATGATGAATTACCTACAGATTCAGAATCAGAAGACGAAGAACCATCTATGGATGATTTTTCCGATGAGGACGAAGATGTGATGGACATGACTGGTGCTTCAGATGATGAAGTTCTTAAAGTTTTCAAGGCTATGAAACCAGAAGATGGTATTGTAGTTAAAAAAGACGGTAACAATGTAGAACTTACAACAGATGAAGACGATTATATTATCAAACTTGATGGTGATGATGATTCGGAAATGGAAATGCCAGAAATGGAACCTGAAACGGACGAAGAAATCATGTACGAAATTGAGTTAGATGAAGAAGACGAAGATTCTGAAGAAATTGAGGTTTCTGAAGAGGAAGAAGAATCTAAAGAAGAAGAAGTTGGTGAAGCTGCAAGAACATTCGGAGCTGACGTTAGAGCACCTCAGGGTAAAAAATACAAAGCTGGACGTCACGAAATGAATGAAGAAGTTGAAAATTTGAAAAAACAAAATTCTGAGTATAAGAAGGCTTTAATCCTTTTTAAAGAAAAACTTAATGAAGTTGCTGTTTTCAATGCAAACTTAGCTTATGCTACACGTTTATTTACAGAACATTCTACAACTAAACAAGAGAAATTGAACATATTAAAGAGATTTGATTCAGTTTCTACTATGAATGAGGCTAAAAGTCTATTCAATACAATAAAAACTGAATTAGGTACAAAAACTACAGTTACCGAATCAGTTGTTGAAAAAATCTCTAACACTCCATCAACATCAACATCTCAAGAAGTGTTATCAGAAGCTAAAGCTTATGAGAATCCACAATTCAAGAGAATGAAAGATTTAATGGGTAAAATAAAATAATAAATAAAAAAACCAAAAACAAATATTCAAAATGGGAGCATTATTAGAATCAGGTATGGTAGGTAACATCGGTCTTAAGCACCTTCGTGTTATCAAAGAAGATACCATCAAAAAATGGGATGACTTAGGCTTTTTAGAAGGTCTTAACGGTCACCAAAAAGATAACATCGCGCAATTGTATGAAAACCAAGCGTCTTACTTAATCAATGAAGCAGCAACAGCTGATGCATCTGGTTCTTTCGAGACTGTAGTTTTCCCAATTATCCGTCGTGTATTCTCTAAATTATTAGCAAACGACATCGTTTCAGTACAAGCAATGAACTTACCAATTGGTAAATTGTTCTTCTTCGTACCTAAAATCCAAGAAAGAACTGCAGGTAATGCACACTATTCTCCTTACGGTATCCCAGGTGGTGCTGGTGGATCTAGTGCTTCTACTGGTTACACAGGTATTAACTTGTATGATCGTTTCTACGAGAACAGTGATGCAAACGACCAAGGTTTGTTTGATTACTCTAAAGGTGATTTTTCAATCGTTTCTTTAACAGGTACTTCACTTCATGAATTCGCAGCAGGTGCTGAGGGTAACGGAGTAACTTACACTTCAGGTTCAACTGTAACTTCATTAGGTTCAGTTATCTTGAAATTAACTGGTTTCTCTAAATTAGGTCAAGGTAAATTATCAGGTCCAGACGGTAACGAAATGGACACTGAAGAATTTTTAGCTTCATTATCTTTAACATGTCCTCGTATTGCTAACTTAAGTGGTAGAACATCTTTACCATTTAACGTAGTAACACAAAAATATGGTAAAGGTATTGTAGAATACGGTTCAAGATCTGCAGGTGCAAATGGTCTTAACTTTAACGATATCTGTGATGAAGAAGGTTCAATCTACTTAAACGTTGATTTACAATCTTATTCATCTACTGCAGGTTTCTCTAACTATTCTGTAACAGGTACAACATCTTTAGATGGTACTGACTTTACAGCAACTTACCGTCGTTATGCAACTTTAGAATTTGAAGATGCAATCGGTGAAGTTTCTTTTGATTTGGAATCAGTAACAGTTTCTGTAACTGAAAGAAAATTAAGAGCTAGCTGGTCTCCTGAATTAGCACAAGACGTTAGTGCATTCCACAACATCGACGCTGAAGCTGAATTAACAGCTTTATTATCTGAGCAAATCGCAGCTGAAGTTGACCGTGAAATCTTACGTGATTTACGTAAAGGTGCGGCTTGGAAAGCTAAGTGGGATTACAACGAATGGAAATACGGTGGAACTGGTGGTGCAACTTTACAAGGTTACACACAAAAAGATTGGAACCAAACTTTAGTTACTAAAGTTAACCAAATTTCTGCTCAAATCCACAAGACTACATTAAGAGGTGGTGCTAACTGGATCGTTGTTTCTTCAGAAGTTTCTGCAGTATTCGATGATTTAGAGTATTTCCACGTATCTAACGCAGCTCCTGAGCAAGATTCATACAACATG